TCTTAACCATGGAGCGTAATAAGAATCGTTTTGTATACCTAAATAAACACCTTCATCAAATGCATCTCCGTTAATAGTTGCTCTAAATCCAGCTATGGCTGCATTTCCAACCGTATCTGTGTTATTTGCAAGATATCCTGTTGCCTTATTATTAGAACCCTCTACATAAAACCCTTCATTATCTGAAACAGGTTTAACTCGATTTCCAAAATAAGAATTTAAAGGGTTTATTACTGACTCTACTGTTTCAGTAAACCCAGTTAAATATCTACCATCTAAATTAACGCTATATGTACCACCTAATAATCTGTTGAAATCAACTTGACCTGTACTTGTGTTAAACGTAGCACTAGTTGTGTAATCATTTGTTGTTCCACCAGTTGTACCACCAGAAAGTGCATCAACTTCAACAATTTTACCAGTTATATTATCCCTACCTAATAATTGATATGTACCACCAGAAACGATATTCGGTAAAGCGTTAGGTAATATAAGCCCTCTAGCCCTAATATATTGTAGAGCATCGATATTAATAGTATCACCACTAACATTTTCAGGTATTAAATTATCTGTAACACCAAATGTTGTCGTACCAGATAATTGTGTATTGGTTAACTGAAATTGTTTTATTTGTCTATTATTTGAATAATCTATTTTTGTGGTAAATGCCATATCTTATATAACCTCGTAAGTTATTATTTTTTAATTAAGTAACTTTTATATAGCGTCATAAGCTAATTTCTCAGGGGCCAATACAGCAGAAATAGCTTCAATTGACGTAAGTATATTATTCTCTATAAAACCTACCCAAGCATCATCACTAGCGGCTTGAACTTCAGCAATGTTACCTGTGTCAGCATAAGTGGCTATTAATATTTTTGCAAGAGGTCTTGTATATCTTTCAGGTTTATTAAGTATCTCCCTACATGTGCTACTAACACGAGATACATAAGTTGTTGATAAGTTATCAACCGCTGTTTTAGTATTTTTGAAAAAATCTTCACAAGTATTTACTGATACTTGTCCGATATATTCTTCAAAAGTGTAACTTGTTGGGGCTTCTACCCCAGTTAAAATGTCTAATTGTTCTTTAATTGAAATTGCCATAATTTTGTTTGTTTTTATTTTACTATTATTTTACTATTATTTTACTATTAATCGGGCGGGAAACCGCAGAAAATTAACGAGCTTATAACACCAAGGGATGATACAATAAAGGCATCGTTGCTAATTCGGTACCATTTACCTGCCCCGTTAAAAATGGTAGTCCCACCTGAGTCTATATATACTATTTCTCCGTTGTTAGCGAATGTATTACCTCCTGATATGTATCTTGTGGTGGTAACAACTTCCCCACAAGCCAATAAAGATGTGGTTCTGCCAATTGAAGACATAGAAACTGCTGTAACAGTTGAACATCCCATGACAGTGGCTACAAGACCTGCGTTAGAGAAGTCAAATTGAACAGTGTCAAATGCAGTTGAATCTGTCTGCGGACTCATTGGTGACCAAGAATTAGCGACGGGATTTACTAAAGTAGACTTACCCTCTGTAACCCACACAACGTCACCCACAATAGGTAAAGCACTTGACCCGTTGTGCCACCTTAGCGAAGTAGAAGAACTACCACAAGCATCAAGTTGGCTTATTACAGGGGTTCCCATGTAAAAGGCCGTTAACTCTTTTTCACTCGCTAAAATTGCGCTCATAAAATCACTCATAATTATAAATTTTAAATAAGTTTGGGTACTGTTTGTTTTGATAAATACTCAGAGTCAGTCTCTATGATACTAATATCTAAATAAAAATCATCCCATATGTGAACAGTATACACTACTCTATTATTTGCTCTAAAAAAATCTACTATTGTAGGTATCTTAAATCCGTCTTCTGGTATGTTTAAACACGCCTCTAGGTTCTTAACTAACGTATCAGGCTTTACAGCCTCTTTAGTCCAAGGCATTGCCATTATATCCATGTCGCTTGATAAACTACCGTGTAACCCTAATTCCCAGCCACAATCCCAAGCGGCTTTTAAAAAATCACTCCACATAGTAGCATAAAATACCGCCTTACCGTTAGTTGTTATTTCACTTCTTAATTTTGTCATATCTATTGTTCTTCAACAAACTTTTTAAGGTTTGCAATATTTAAGTTATACACATCTTTTCTCCTATAGCACGCTCTGTGCATTGATTGAAATAGATGAACCATATATGATTCTACTTTACTCCAATCAATTTCTTTGTCCGCTATTTCTGTTAAGTCACCATTAAAATAATTTATATCCCTTACAGGTATAACCCACTTGTCTAGGTTAAAATCTACTATTTTTTGATGTAATTTCACATTGTTATTAATAATCTCTCTATTATCTACTAAATAGTTAGTTAGTTCTGAGTTGATAGGGGTTCTTATTATACTGTTTATAGTGTTAGAGTGCCTACCCGCTAGTATGTACTCTGTTTCGGGTAGTGATTTAAGTATAATATTATCTAAATCACTATAAAGTCCTCCATATTTATTTAAAAGTAGCATTCTAAACTCATCAGATAAAAAAGCCACATACGTATTACCGTTGTATGGTATTATTTCGTTTGCATCCTTCACTATCACATATTCTGGCAAATTAATAATCTCTTCATAACACCACATGACACAAGTATACCCTAACTTGTGAAAAGAATAAATAGATAATAGGTTGAAATCATTTAGTTTGTTCAACCTTGCAAAATAAAAATTAACTTCCTTGTCCATAAACTAATACTAATGATGTGTCAAATCTTTTATATGTTATTGTGCTATAAGACCCAGAAGTTGAGTTTATAGCTGTTGTGGAGCCAATAGTTCTTGGGGTTAATCCAGTACTAGCGATAGTTGGTGTGTTATTACCGCCATTGATAATTAAAATTGTACCAGAGGCTCCGTCAGGTATACTAGAAATGGTAATAGTAACGCTAGAGTTAAGGTTGATAAAAGCACACCCACCTAGCCTCCAATCAAGCGTGATGTTAGCTGTTATTGTTTGCTGACTACCATATTGAGAGTTACCTTTTTGTCCCTCAAATGAATTTCTTTTTAAATTGTGGCCAGTGGTATTCATTATTATTTCTGGTCTATTATGTTCTCCATACCCAATAGCCCCCGTTCCATTTGTAACTGTATGAGCTGTCCATGGCTCTAATAATAGTGGTTTCTCTAAGTCAATATTATATGTGTTAACTTGACCAAAACCACCAAAAGACCCGTTATTGTTATATTGTATGTCACCATTAACTCCACCAGGGTTACCACTACCAATAACTAATGATTCTATCTTATCCCATACCGCATTTCTTGTTGGGACTTGGGGTGAACCATTCCAAGTCCCACCATAGGCTAAATCAGGGACACTAATTCCACTAGAATTTACTGTAATTGCTAAGCTTCCTGGAGTTGCTGAACTTGAAGAGAATAACCCATCAGAAGCAGATGTTTGTGCTACATTATTAACATATATACTAAAATTTTTTGGTACTGATAATGATGTTACACCACCACCATTAGAACTTGTAATTTGTGATGTCTCTAACCAAGTTCTTGCTCTAGCACCTCCACCTGTAAAGTGGTTAGGTACATCTATATCAAAACCTGCTCTTGGTGCCCCTGCTGATGGATTACTATTTGTATTTTTAATTTTTAAAAATGCCCTTTGGTCAGAGCCTGCTTTAAACTCTGCTACTGGTTGTTCCCCACTAGCATATGAAGTTGAAGGTCCCTGTAATGATAACTTATAGTTAGGTATAGAAGTTCCGATACCTATATCCCCACTTGAGGTGATTTTTAAATGTGAGTCAGTAACATTTTCAAATGCAGTTGCACTTGTTACACCAGCTGTAAATGCTATTGGTTTAGATGAAATCATTAATGCTGTACCATTAGCATCAAGATTTGTATTGGCTTGTAACCCCCATTTAGCTGCATAATTAGCTCCTTCTCTTACTGTTATGTACTTAGTTGCATAAGTACTATTACCTAATGTCATTACTTCACCACTAGCTTGAGATGTAAATATATTACCAAAAACTTCTAGTTCAGAACTAGGGTCAGTAACTCCTATACCTACATTACCGTTTCCTAGTATAGTCATTTTTACATTAGTTCCAGTTGTATCGACAGAATTTGTAACAAATGCTATATCTCCTTGAGATGCTAATGAAAGAGTAGTTGATTCAAATAAATTTATAGCTCCAACAATAGTGCCGTCATCCACAAAATCTATTTTAGCAGAACCATCTGTATTGCCTGAATCTATTCTCAGTAGTCCAGTATTCCCAGCAGTTCCAAATCCTTTTATATGTAGTTTAGTACTAGGAGCAGTTGTACCTATTCCTACATTTCCGCCGCCCATTGCAATTACTACATCATCAGCTACGTAATTATTTAAACGTAATTGTTGACCGTTTGAATCAATCATCATATAGCCATCGTTAATTGCTTTTATTGATGAAAATCCCGAAGCTCTTGATATAGATAATTTTGCGTTTGGACTAGTTGTTCCTATACCCACATTACCACCTGGTTCAATTGTTACAGCCTGTGTGTCCAAATACCCAGAAGTTCCACCAATTCTTACTTCACCATCATCCTTAAAAAATAAAGGTACTTTAAGCGATACTTTATCATATAAATAGAAGTTGGATGTACCATCTCCCGCAAAATCTATACCCGTAGTCCACTTATCTGTACTATTATGTGAAAAGATAATACTAGATTGCCTGTTTGAAGTATTGTTAAGTATTAATCCATTATACTGTGAACCACCTTCAATTTTAACAACTTCTTCAGTTCCAGAAGCAGCAGTTCCTTTAACATGTAGTTTATGTATAGGAATAGGGGTTCCTATACCTACATTTGTACCATTATCATATATAAGTGAATTACCTTGTGCAGTTGTACTTGTCCATTTAGAAACATAGTTCGTAGTTCCTGTTCCTGTAGAGAAAGCTGTAGAATTAAAAGCATTGCTACCTAACTCTCTTGTACCAACAACTCCACTGCCATTAATCATTAGAGATGTGTTTTCAGAGGCTTGAGTAGCTACAGTTGACATTGTAACTGTGTTATTGAGGGCTATACCTCCTGTTGTAGATGCTGATGACCCTAAATTAATAGTAAATGACCCATTAGAAGGTGTTCCAGTACCAATATTTATAGTTTTAGTGGATGTTGTATTTGCTTCTGTAAATAAATTATACGTTGAACTCACAGTGCCGTCGACCCCATGTCCCATTGTAAAAGAGGTTGGGGTTTTTAGAGTTCCCGTACTACTATCAAAAGTCCAATTTGCATTATATTCAAAATCAGTTCCACCAGCATTCATAAATGGAATTTGGCTAACTGTACCATATCCTAAACCTATTTCAGCTAAAGTCCAAGTAACAGGAGTACTACCATCCACTGATTTACCAGTATTACCGATTGTTAAAATTCTAGGTGTTGTCCAAGTATCCGCATTAGGGTGGTATGCATCATGAAAAATATTATTACCACCATATGTGAATGTATTAGCATTCATTATAATAGTATGTCTAGTAGCCCAATTTGCTACATTACTTCCAGTGTTAGAGTAAATATAAAGCCCTTCTTCTGCACCCACTTGTACAGCTTCTAATGAATTTGAAGCATTAGCTGACATTTGAGCATACCACTCTCCAGCACCAATACCAGTTGACCCGTTATTCCCAAGTATAACACCTTCAAGACCCCAAGAAAGGAGCATAGCTTTATTATCTTCTCTTCTATATTCATCATTTCTTATAGAAGTAGTTACTGTTAATGTTCCAGTAAGTGTATCTGTTATATTTAATAAGTATTTACCGTCTGTGGTGGCAGAAAACGCTTGTATTTTATTATAAATAGCGTTTTTTGTAGGGACTTCTAAGTTACCAATCCAAGAAGCACCATAAATTTCATCTTGGGTTTCCATTCCCGCAGAAGTGAAAGTTGCAACAGGGATATTAGAAACAACCATATCCACTTCATTATTACTTACCGAACCAATCTTTAAAATACTTGTATTCCAGTAAAAAGCACCATCTAAAGTAGCGTTATTACTTTGAAATCTTATTCCACCACCTCTAGTGTTATCTCCTGAACCTCCTTTAATTAAAAGACTGTTTATATTTGCCCCAATTGCACCAAACTGAACACTAAAAGCTTCATTATGTTCAATTTGGTTAGCAGTGGTAGAACCATAAGCTAACCTTTGATTCGATGCGGAACCACTAATATATGTTGTTGAGTCTAAAGTACCATCACCTTTAACAAATTGATTGTCGAGACCATCAACTGTTATAAATGCTGGTGATGTTGTATTTCCACTAACATTTAAGTAACTCTGTACCGTGGAACCAGATTTAGATATAAATCCGTTACGTATATTAAATTCGTTTGCCATATTTTTAATCCTTTTTCCAACTATCCAAAGGTATTATATATAAATATAAACTTTATTATTTAAATTCCTCTTATCAATGCTTTTATTATCCAATTATCAGTAGTTACGGTGGCATTTAATCTTAAATCATTACCTGAGATATCAACTGTAAAGCTTACACCTGAAGTATCACCTAAATCTGAGGTTGATGTGTCAGTATAAGTCACAGATGTTCCATCATGGACTGCCATAACAATACCAGCTCTAAGATTACTACCATTTTTAACCACATAATCAAAAAATACTGCATCATAACTTAACTTAGAAATTATACCTATAACTTTAGGTGAGCCAGTATCAACATTTACATTTTCCTGGTAATCTAACAATGCGTTAGATACATTGAAAGTGGTACCTGTTACTGGTCCAGTTAGCGTCCCACCTGATAATGGTAAATAGACACCATCAATACCCGAATTTGCTGTGTAGTTATCTGTTAAGTATTCCCTAGTAATTAATACCCTACCAGTAGTTTCATTACTAATTAAGGTTGTTGTTAAACTCGGAACTACAATTGTTCTATCCGTGTTTAATAAAAGTACTTTATCTTGGGCTGCTTCTGTGATATTATCACTAGCTGTATTTCCTAATGAAAATACTATATCACCAGTATTATCACCAGTTGTAATATTTATAGCATTACCGTTAATATGACCACGTTCTCTTAACCAAGGTGCGTAATAATTACTATTCTGTACTCCTACATAAATACCTTTTCCAAATGCGTCATTATTAATAACTGCTCTGAATCCTGATAAAGCGGCATTTCCAACCGTATCTGTGTTATTTACAAGGTATCCTGTTGCTTTGTTGAGAGCACTTTCTACATAAAACCCTTCATTATCTGAAACAGGTTTAACTCGATTTCCAAAATAAGAATCTAAAGGGTTTATTACTGACTCTACGATTTCAGTAAACCCAGTTAAATATCTATCATCTAAATTAATTGAAACTGTTGAACCTGATTGAAGATTTAAATCTAAATCTCCAGTTAACTCATTAAATGTACCAGAAACTAAATAATCGTCAGTTGGTATGTAATCAGTTATTTCAGATATTGTATGTGTATGACCAGTTAATGAATACCTATCATCTAAATTAATAGAAACTGTACTTCCACTTAATAAATTTAAATCTAAATCACCAGTTAATTCATTAAACGTACCAGAAGTTAAATAATCATCTGTTGGTACATAATCAGTTATTTCGGATATTGTATGAGTGTGACCTGTGTTAGTTATTTCATTAAAATCATGTGTATGTCCCGTAAGACTATACCTACCATCTAAATCATAAACAACAGTTCCACCTGATAGTCTTGTTAAAGTCACTTCCCCATTTGCTGGGTTAAAATCACCAGAAATAACATAATTATCTGTATTACTTGCCCCACTAGCTACAAAAGCTCCAGTACCTAACTCCCTTGTACCAACAACCCCACTCCCATCAATCATCAATGTGATTAATTCATCATTTTGAGTTGACAACGAAGATAGTGTTGCACCACTAGCTCTTATATTACCAGTTAAATAGAGTCCATTAGTATCAATACCACCAACAGCAACATTTGTCCTAACAAATTCCCAATCGTGAGCGGTAACGGTACCCATTCTGAATTTATTATTTAAAATGTAATTTGCACCAAAAATTGAACCGTCATTATTTTTAAATCCTATACCACCACCTCTAGTTAAATCACCAGCACCTCCATTTATAAATAAAGTAGTTATATTTGCGCCAAAACCACTGACACTCGTAGTTATTAAACTATTTTGGGCAGTTATATTTCCAAGTACAAACATATCTCCATTACCTGAAAAATACCCATCATCTCTAACTATAAAATTACTATTACCAGCACTATTTTGTATCTCTAGGGGGTACACACTAGCCCCAACGCCTCTTTTAAGTTTTAATGAACCTCTAGTTGCATCAGTTGTTATCGTTGAAGGTGTAGACGCTTCATATACGCTTTGAAGTGTACTATCAGTCAAATATCTATCATCTAAATTAATGGTAACTGTACTTCCACTTAATAAATTTAAATCTAAATCACCAGTTAATTCATTAAACGTACCGCTAGTTAAATAATCATCTGATAAACCAATGTGTGTATGAGTTGTAAGACTATATCTTCCATCAAGGTTAACTGAAACAGTTGAACCTGATTGTAAGGTACTTTCAAATAAACCAGTACTTGTATTAAACGTATGAGTTGTTAAGTAATCATCCGATAAACCTATATGAGTATGCCCCGTAAGACTATATCTATCATCTAAATTAATTGTAACAGTTGAACCTGACTTAAGATTTAAATCTAAATCACCAGTATTTACATCAAAATCACCAGAAACTAAGTAATCATCAGATAAACCAATGTGAGTGTGGTCATCAAGACTATATCTTCCATCTAAATCATAAACAATAGTTCCACCACTTAATCTAGTTAAAGTTACTTCTCCATTTGATGTGTTAAATGACCCACTTGATACATAATCATCAGTTGGTATATAATCAGTTATTTCAGATATTGTATGAGTATGTCCAGTTAATGAATACCTTCCATCAAGGTTAACTGAAACTGTACTACCACTTTGAAGTGTGCTTTCAAATAAACCAGTACTTGTATTAAATGTATGAGTTATTAAGTAATCATCTGATAAACCAATGTGTGTGTGGTCATTAAGACTGTATCTATCATCTAAATTAATAGAAACTGTACTTCCACTTAATAAATTTAAGTCTAAATCCCCAGTTAATTCATTAAATGTACCAGAAGTTAAATAATCATCAGTTGGTATATAATCAGTTATTTCAGATATTGTATGAGTATGTCCAGTTAATGAATACCTTCCATCTAAATCATAAACAATAGTTCCACCACTTAACCTAGTAAGGGTTACTTCCCCATTTGCTGGATTAAATGACCCATCAGTTACGTAATCATTCCTAGATATTTCTTCTAAGTTAATTAAAGTTGTAACATCATTATTTTTTATTTGAGTGATTTCATCAATGTCATTACTTGTTACCCCAGATATTAAACCTAAAGGGTAATTTTTCAATCTATAATAATCACTATAAATTACAATATCAGCGTTAGTCGCTTCAATTATCGCTCCAATATTATCTGCCGTTGATAACCCAAATGAAAAAACATCTGGGGCTGATAGATACGTGGTAACAACAAATCTTTTACCATTTGGTGAAATTTGACATTTCAAGAAATTACCACTAACAAAATCAAAATCAACTTCAGCACTATAATTACCCAATGTTACAGGGGTTAAATCACCAGCAACAGTTAAATTATATTGCCTTAAATTTTCACCCGATTGAAACACAAAAAAAGTTTTTAAATCATTAGAGAATGTAAATCCATGAGTCGTGTTAAAATTCCAACTATCCGATAATATTACACCTGAAAAATTATAAGGTGTTGCTAATGTATATCTCCTTACATTTGACCCAGTGCTAGTATATAAATTTAACCCATCATCCGTCATGAATAATTCATTACGAAATAAATTTTGTGTGAACGCAGTTGTACTAACTAACGTTAACGAACTTAAATCATGGGGTGTACTCATACTATAAATCTCAACAGTACCATCAGTTACATCACCATTAGTATATGTTATGTGTAACCCATCAGGTGATACATGAAGACCCCCACCTTGACCTAAAGTTGCTGTACTAGCAGTTAAAGTTGCGGTTGTAACATCCCAAGGCGTTGATAATATATATTGTGTACAATTACTATTATGTAACCCTAAATATAATATAGTCCCATCACTTGACATTGACAAGGCCATAGGGCTACCAGTAAAATCACCCTCACTACCAAAATCTAACATATAATTAGGGATGACTTTAAACCATAAATCTGAATTATCGTCAGTTTTAACATGTGATAAAGCATTGATGTATTGAATTACTTGGTCTTTTGTTGACCCAGAACCAATCAAGTCAGTTGGGTAAATGTCAATGGTTTTACTTATCATATTATGAGTATGACCCGTAAGACTGTATCTATCATCTAAATTAATGGAAACTGTACTTCCACTTAATAAATTTAAATCTAAATCCCCAGTTAATTCATTAAATGTACCACCTGTTAAATAATCATCTGTTGGTATATAATCAGTTATTTCAGATATTGTATGTGTATGACCAGTATTAGTTATTTCATTAAAATCATGTGTATGACCTGTTAATGAATATCTCCCATCTAAATTAACTGAAACTGTACTACCACTTTGAAGTGTGCTTTCAAATAATCCAGTGCTTGTATTAAATGTATGGCCAGTTAAGTAATCATCTGATAAACCGATATGAGTATGACCTGTTGTACTAAATATTTCAGTTAAATTTGTATCACCACTATATATTGTGTCACCACTTATTGAAGTAGCACTGATTGATATAAATGATGGGGTGTTTGTTATGGTCCAACCTGAAAGCGTGCTATCCCATTGGATAATATCTAAATTACTTTCACTACCACCACTCCAAGTAGTTTCTTGTAAATCATAAAAGTGTGGGTATCTATGTGGTCTAACAAATACACTACCGTTAGCATCATTATGAATTACAATTGCGAGTTCAATTTTTAAGTTAGGCGATATAGGTTCGATGTTAGTTAAACCACCAACAATTGTTGGGGAAACCCATAATAAATCACCATCATTCCAAGTTTCACCATAAGGCGCACCAGTTGCGTTTATACCACGAACTAAACCGAAATCAGTTACATATCCATCATCTCCATTAATAATATCTTCAGTTGCAATTCCCAAGGTATATTTAACTGGAATTGTGCCATCAGCAATCATATATTCACCAAGAATTTTACCACTAGAACCTAAAGTTCCAGCTGCATAAACAACTCTACCATTCTCAATAGTGGCCCCACTTTGATTTTTAACGTAATAAAAAAGTTCTTCACCAATTTGTTGTTGTACATTAGAGCCATGCATACCCAAACTTAAAGTACCATTATCTTCATCCCAATATATTCTACCTTCAACAATAGTATTACCAGTATATCCAGTGTTAAATTGTATAAAATCAACAGGGTTTATTGTTGTTGCTGAAACATTAACCGCCACAACTTCATTAAAAATACCAGTACCTGTTACAGTAATGTCACCATTAACAGTTAAACCACTAACAGTGGTTAATGTAACACTTAAATCAGGTAAATCTTCATTTCGTTCAATATCAAACGTATTAGTTAAACCATTATAAGTAAATCCAGTTACAAAAGTATCCGTATAGGCCGAAGTATTTAAATACCTACCATCTAAATCATAAACAACAGTTCCACCTGAGACCCTAGTAAGAGTTACCTCCCCATTTGCTGTATTAAAATTACCTGAAGTAATATAATCATCTGATAAACCTATATGTGTATGCCCAGTTAATGAATATCTATCATCTAAATTAACACTATACGTACTTCCACTTAACCTAGTAAATTCTAATTCACCAGTATTTGTATTAAATGTAGTTCCAGTAGTATAATCATCCGTTGGTATGTAATCAGTTATTTCAGATATTGTATGAGTATGCCCAGTAAGGCTGTATCTATCATCTAAATTAATTGTAACTGTTGAACCTGATTGAAGGTTTAAATCTAAATCCCCAGTATTTACATCAAAATCACCAGAAACTAAATAATCATCAGATAAACCAATGTGAGTATGTCCAGTTAGGCTATATCTTCCATCAAGGTTAACTGAAACAGTTGAACCTGATTGTAAGGTACTTTCAAATAAACCAGTTGAAGTATTAAATGTATGAGTTATTAAATAATCATCTGATAAACCAATATGAGTATGACCTGTTAATGAATATCTACCATCTAAATCATAAACAACAGTTCCACCTGATAATCTAGTTAAAGTCACTTCTCCAGTTCCAGTATTAAAATCACCATTTGATACATAATCATCTGTTGGTATATAATCAGTTATTTCGGATATTGTATGAGTATGACCTGTGTTAGTTATTTCATTAAAATCATGAGTATGCCCCGTAAGACTGTACCTTCCATCAAGGTTTTCAACAATAGTTCCACCTGAGACCCTAGTAAGGGTTAAATCACCATTTGTTGTGTTGAAATCACTATTTGATACATAATCATCTGATAAACCAATATGTGTATGCCCCGTTAGAGCGTATCTGTCGTCAAGGTTTATGGTAACTGTACTACCTGATTGAAGGTTTAAATCTAAATCACCAGTTAATTCATTAAATGTACCACCAGTTAAATAATCATCAGATAAACCAATATGTGTATGTCCAGTAAGACTATATCTATCATCTAAATTAATAGAAACTGTACTTCCACTTAATAAATTTAAATCTAAATTACCAGTTAATTCATTAAAATCACCAGAAACTAAATAATCATCTGTATTTGGCGTTTCAGTAAACCCAGTTAAATATCTATCATCTAAATTAATAGTAACTGTACTACCTGATTGAAGATTTAAATCTAAATTACCAGTATTTACATCAAAATCACCAGAAACTAAATAATCATCTGATAAACCAATATGAGTATGTCCAGTTAGGCTATATCTATCATCTAAATTAATGGTAACTGTACTACCTGACTGAAGATTTAAATCTAAATCACCAGTATTTACATCAAAATCACCAGAAACTAAATAATCATCAGATAAACCAATATGAGTATGACCTGTTAATGAATATCTATCATCTAAATTAATAGAAACAGTTGAACCTGACTGAAGATTTAAATCTAAATCACCAGTTAATTCATTAAATGTACCACTTGTTAAATAATCATCTGTATTTGGCGTTTCAGTAAACCCAGTTAAATATCTACCATCTAAATCAACGGTAATATTATTATCATCACCAACATCATGTAATGTTAAAACACCGTCACCCGTATTAAATGTCGCACCTGTAATTGAGTTATCATAAGCTATATCCCAATTAGTTGAATTATCAGTAAAATCAGTTATATCAGATATCTCATGCGTATGTCCCGTAAGACTGTACCTATCATCTAAATTAATTGTAACTGTACTACCAGATAATAAATTTAAATCCAATTCACCAGTACTTGTATTAAAAGTACCGCCAGTTAAATAATCATCAGATAAACCTACATGTGTATGTCCAGTTAATGAATATCTTCCATCAAGGTTGACCGAAACAGTGCTTCCACTTTGAAGTGTACTTTCAAATAAACCAGTTGAAGTATTAAATGTATGACCTGTTAAGTAATCATCTGATAAACCAATATGAGTATGCCCCGTAAGACTATATCTATCATCTAAATTAACACTATACGTATTACCGCTTAACCTAGTAAATTCTAATTCACCAGTATTTGTATTAAATGTAGTTCCAGTAGTATAATCATCCGTTGGTATGTAATCAGTTATTTCAGATATTGTATGAGTATGCCCAGTAAGGCTGTATCTATCATCTAAATTAATTGTAACCGTTGAACCTGATTGAAGGTTTAAATCTAAATCCCCAGTACTTACATTAAATGTACCACCTGTTAAATAATCATCTGTATTTGGTGTTTCAGTAAACCCAGTTAAATATCTATCATCTAAATTAATAGTAACCGTTGAGCCTGATTGAAGATTTAAATCTAAATCACCAGTTAATTCATTAAATGTACCACCTGTTAAATAATCATCTGATAAACCAATATGAGTATGTCCTGTTAGGCTATATCTATCATCAAGGTTTATTGTAACTGTACTTCCAGATAATAAATTTAAATCTAAATCACCAGTTAATTCATCAAAATCACCAGAAACTAAATAATCATCTGTATTTGGTGTTTCAGTAAATCCAGTTAAATATCTACCATCTAAATCTTCGGTTATTGTATCACCTGATAATGTTCTTAACGTTAATTCACCATTTAAAGTGTTAAATGTCATTCCTGTAACTACGTCACCTGAACCACCTACACCACCTGTACTATCAGTGAAATTAGCTGTTAAGGTACTACCATCTTTTTGTTGAAGAGTTATAGTTTTAGTTGCACTACCCGTAACAGTCATCCCAGTAATTGAATCATTGTATGCTGTATCCCAATTACTTGTATCACCAGAAGTGAAACCTAAATCAGTATTATATGTTCCACCACTTAACCTAGTAAATTCAATAATACCACTTGAAGGGTTAAATGTAGTTCCAGTAGTATAATCATCACCAGTTGTAGCTGATAATGGCAAATACCTACCATCAAGGTTAACTGAAACTGTACCACCTGATTGTAATGTACTTTCAAATAAACCATTTGAAGTGTTAAATGTATGGTCAGTTAAATAATCATCTGATAAACCAATATGAGTATGCCCCGTTAGAGCGTATCTGTCGTCAAGGTTTATTGTAACTGTACTTCCAGATAATAAATTTAAATCTAAATCACCAGTTAATTCATTAAATGTACCACCTGTTAAATAATCATCTGTATTTAATATGGTTGAAGCTGAGATAGTTAAATATCTACCATCTAAATCAACGTTATATGTATCACCACTTAATCTAGTAAATTCAATAATACCATCAGAGGTGTTAAATGTAGCCCCAGTGGTGTAATCATCTGATAAGCCGATATGAGTGTGTCCAGTAAGACTATATCTACCATCAAGGTTTTCAACAATAGTTCCACCTGATAATCTAGTTAATGTTAAATCACCAGTACTTACATTAAATGTAGTTCCAGTGATGTAATCATCAGTATTAATAGTATCCCCTGAACTTGCCGTGTAGTTATCTGTTAAGTATTCCCTAGTAATTAATACCCTACCAGTAGTTTCATTACTAATTAAGGTTGTTGTTAAACTTGGTACCACTATTGTTCTATCGGTATTCAATAAAAGAACTTTATCTTGTTGACCTTCAGTTATTTGATTAGTTGCTGTGTTCCCTAATGAGAATACTATATCCCCAGTATTATCACCAACCATTATATTTAGGTTCTTACCTGTAATAAGACCATGCGCTCTTAACCATGGTGCAAAATAAGAATCATTTGGAATACCTATATAGACACCCTCATTGAATGCATCTCCATTAACAGTTGCTCTATAACCTGATATTGCAGCATTACCTACCGTATCTGTATTATTTACAAGATATCCTGTTGCCTTATTATTAGAACTCTCTACATAAAATCCTTCATTATCTGAAACAGGTTTAACTCGATTTCCAAAATAAGAATTTAAAGGGTTTATTACTGACTCTACTGTTTCAGTAAACCCAGTTAAATACCTACCATCTAAATTAACACTTACTGTACCACCTGATTGTAATGTACTTTCAAATAAACCAGTACTTGTATTAAATGTATGACCTGTTATGTAATCATCTGTATTTGGTGTTTCAGTAAAACCAGTTAAATATCTATCATCAAGGTTTATGGTAACAGTTGAACCTGATTGAAGGTTTAAATCTAAATCACCAGTACTTGTATTAAATGTACCACCTGTTAAGTAATCATCAGATAAACCAATATGAGTATGTCCTGTTAATGAATATCTATCATCTAAATTAACACTATATGTATCACCACTTAACCTAGTAAATTCTAATTCACCAGTATTTGCATTAAATGTAGTTCCAGTAGTATAATCATCATCAGTTGTAGCTGATAATGGTAAATATCTTCCATCTAAATTAACTGAAACCGTTGAACCTGATTGTAAGGTACTTTCAAATAAACCATTTGAAGTGTTAAATGTATGGTCAGTTAAATAATCATCTGTATTTGGTGATTCAGTAAACCCAGTTAAATACCTTCCATCAAGGTTTTCAACAATAGTTCCACCTGAGACCCTAGTAAGGGTTAAATCACCATTTGTTGTGTTGAATGTTACCCCACTTAAATAATCATCTGTATTTGGTGTTTCAGTAAACCCAGTCAAATATCTATCATCAAGGTTTATGGTAACTGTACTACCTGACTGAAGATTTAAATCTAAATCACCAGTTAATTCATTAAATGTACCACCTGTTAAATAATCATCTGTATTTGGTGTTTCAGTAAATCCAGTCAAATATCTATCATCTAAATTAATAGAAACTGTACTTCCTGATTGAAGGTTTAAATCTAAATCACCAGTACTTACATTAAATGTACCACCTGTTAAATAATCATCTGTATTTGGTGTTTCAGTAAATCCAGTTAAATATCTATCATCAAGGTTTATTGTAACTGTACTTCCTGATTGAAGGTTTAAATCTAAATCACCAGTACTTACATTAAATGTACCACCTGTTAAATAATCATCTGATAAACCAATATGAGTATGTCCAGTAAGACTATATCTATCATCTAAATTTTCAGTTATTGTCGAACCTGATAATGTTCTTAATTCTAAATCACCATTTAAAGTGTTGAATGTCATTCCTGTAACTACATCACCTGAACCACCACCTGCATTATCAGTGAAATTAGCCGTTAAGGTACTACCATCTTTTTGTTGAAGAGTAATAGTTTTAGAAACCGTACCAGTTACAGTTATCCCAGTAATAGAGTCATCATAAGCTATATCCCAATTACTTGTATCACCAGAAGTGAAACCTAAATCAGTATTATATGTTCCACCACTTAACCTGGTAAATTCAATAATACCACTTGATGAGTTAAATGTAGTTCCAGTAGTATAATCATCACCAGTTGTAGCTGATAATGGCAAATACCTACCATCTAAATTAGTGGTTATTGAATCACCTGAAACCGTTGTAATAATTAATTCACCAGTTGTTGCACTAAAAGTGGCACCAGTTATGAAATTATCTGTTGTAATCGCACTAAATTCAACTTCATATATATCACCAAGCTCATCCCTTGTTAAAACGGTTGTTACGCCAGTTAAAGAATCTGGTTTATCAGCTAAAATTAATCGTTTTGTTCTTGTAATCCCTAAAACGTCAACCCAGATAGTTCTATCAGTAAAATCTGCCGATTCACCACTTAATATTAATATATTATTACTGATAGTTTCACCAGTCCATTCTTGAACACCAACCTCTTCAATTGAAGTTACTGTAAAATCATATGAAGAACCCGTATATGCGCTATATATTGTATTACCATCAATAAGGTAAGGTCCAATTCCTTGAAATCCAAACCCATTTTGTGTATCACCTGAAGTTGAATCTGTTATTGCAACTAAAGTAATTGCACCTGAACCCATCCTAGAATCACCAAAAGTGATATTAGTTGTGTCAGAATTACCAGAAAAAGTAGAGACAATATTAATTAAAGTACTAGTTGTTGTAATAGAGGAATTTAAAACCCCACCAGTGAGCCCACTATAATGCACACCAAAGTCTGTTGACCCAGAGAGTTGTGTGTTAGTTGATTCATATTGTTTTACTTGTCGGTTATTTGAATAATCTATTTTAGTTACAAAAGACATTAATATACGTTTTTATATAAATATTAACTTTTTCGCTTATATTTATATAAAAACGTATTTATGCAAACTTTAAAGAAAAGGGATATTAAAGGATACAAACCAAAAGGTAAGATAAAAAAAGTCAAAGATGACTTGGAAGGTGACTTGGAGGAAACTGAAATAGTTGATGAGTTAGTAAATGGTTTGGGTGGTAGTATATCTGGTGATGAAAAGAATGTAAATAATAGTGAGATTAAAACAGCACCACAAAATACAACTGACCAACACGCAGACACAGCTATTCAACCGAATAGACCGCTATATAATGTTAATAGTATTGGTGGTCGCTCTATGGGTAGTAGAATTCAAGCAAGTTATAAAATAGCAAAGGATAAAGCAATCACATTATTAGAAGATTTAGATACTGATTTTAATGATAATTCAATTATTGACACTAAAGAGTTGCCAGATGGGGTAACAAGAAAAATGTTAGATTTAGTAAAAAGTGTTGAACTAAATGGTTTATCAAACGATATTAATAAAATAGAAATGATATTAAATTTCATTAATAGTAAATTAAAACCAAATGCCTAATAGTAAATTAAAGGATAATATTTTCAAAGTACCTGATAAAGTATTTAATGCGATTAACCAATCTATTAAACTTATCAGTGTGAATAATGAACACACAAAGGGGTTTAAAAGGGCTAATGATATTGTATCAGATAGGAAAGTCACATATTCTCAAATGAAAAGATTGAAGAATTATTTTGATTCATATAAAGGTGATGGTAATGATGATGAATATAAATTGATTGGTGGTAAAACAACTCAACTTTGGGTTGATAAAACACTTGGTCAAAATAGGGATAGTATAAAACAGTCAAAAAAGATTAAAATGGATGGGGGTTTAGAAAATCAATTTATTAAAACCCACGAAAAGGATAATGACAATGCAAATCCTACAAATCCAAATGGTGGTATGATTGATATCACTAAGGGTAGTACTTTAAGGAATGTTATGACAGGTGACGCTATCTATAAGTCGAGTAACAATAAAAATGAAGTTTATAACAAAGAAATTGATTCTATCAAATATTTAATAGAATACATGACTAAAAACAAAAACAATTAATTATGGCATCAAACGCTTTAGAAGAAGCTGCAATTGCGGCAAGACAACAATTATTAACGAACAACACGTTTAATAATAACGACATTAATAATAACTACTCAGCTACACACACAAACGCTAAGAGTGACGACACTACACCAATTAATGGTAAAGGTACTGGAGTTCCTTTTGATAGTGCTAACGGTGGTGGTTACCATGACATATATGGTCATCCTAACTTTGCTGGTTCAGGTAGAATAGGCAATACTGTCATTAATCAATATAATGATGGTAATAGTTACACGCATCCAGATACTAGTGATAATGAGGGTCAAGTTGTTATAGAATAAAAAAATTTAAATGAAGCTTTACAATTTATATAAAGAGGTTATATTAGAAGCAGTCGATATTAAAACCGTTCAAGATGTAATAAATGGTAATCTTGCGGTTAATATCACCTACAAAGATGGTAGTATAGATAGTAATAGTGGACCTAGATATTGTCAAATTTTGGCAATGGGTAAAACGTCTCAGAATAATACAGCAGTTAGAGTTTATCAAATATCTGGGCCAAATTTAAAAAAGGATAAAAATGGTAAAACAATTCGTTGGAAGACATTTTTAATTGATAAAATGGAAATAACTAAAACTAATTTTAAATTTTATGCACCACCTGATGAATTATATAATGCTTTAGGTGATAAAACACTTAACATACCAAATAATGGTGGTGTAGCTAATATGGCTATATTTAGTGATAAGAATTTAGATAAATATAGAGATAGACACGCCAAATGGCAAAGTGATTTAGACACTAAAAAAACAAATGAGCCTCTAGTTAAAAATAGAAGTGATGATAATGAGGAAACCCCTCAAGATAATAACATAGATAATAACATAGGTAATAACATAGGTGGTAACGAAAATAAACCACAAATCAATTACCCAACTGCTAATGATTACAAAGATAGTAATTTATATAGCAATAAAGTAGCGGATGAAGAAGGTGTTGAAGACGAAGAATTAAATATTTAAGAAATATGAGTGATATAAGTAAAGAAAGATTACAAGCGATGCTTGGTGGAGCTAAGCAAGTAATGGATAAAGTTAATGGTACAGACTTCAAAGTAGACCATAGTAGAGTAAATGAAACCATATCTGGTAACGTTGAACTATTGGCTTCATTGCCAGATGGTGCAGCACCACAAGGTAACCCAACTAGACCTATGGGTAATAACTACGCAAATTTACATACTAGTAAAATGCCTGATGCAATAAAAAATGCTATGATTAATAACCCAATACCTAAATTAGAAATGGGTAGCGGTAACGGACCAACATTTACATTAGAAGATGTTAAAAGTTTAGTTCAACCACAATTAGCACCACAAAACGTATCACAACAAGCACCACAACAAGTTTCACAATCAATAAATGAAACTTCAATTGTTAATTCACAAGGTCAAAGATTAATAACTATGACTGAAGCGGAATTAGATAATAAGATACAAGGGGCGTTATTGGAATTTATGGCAACTACTTTCACCAAAAATTTAACTGAGAATACTATTAAGAAAACAATTAGTACCTTAATAAAAGAAGGTAAGATTAAAGTAAAACAAAAAACGACTAAATAATATAAAAAAACCCACATTAATGTGGGTTTTTTTATTTACTTATGTTAAATTTTTAATTATACTTATGTAAATATAATTAAAAAATGAGTAAAAAATTAAAGGTATTAGTTGTACCAAGCGATAGAACTGGAGTTTCTTATTTCCGTTCAACAAAACCAAACTTACATTTAGAAAAATTATACCCAGATGAATTTCATGTGGATATTGAATATGAACCTAAGTTAGATGATGATGAATGGATAAAACAATATGATGTAATTCATTACCACAGAACATTAGGTCCTTATGAAGGTACGGAAGATTTAATTAAACGAATTAAATCACTAGGCGTTGTAACAATAATGGATTTAGATGATTATTGGTTACCAGATAGAACTCACCCAGCATATCACATTGTTAAAAATAATAACATAGATGTTAATATTTTAAATAATATTAAAAATGCTGAAAATGTAACTACAACAACAAAACTTTTTGCTAATGAAATAAAAAAGTATAATAAAAATGTTGAGATAATACCAAATGCTATTGACCCAAATGAAAAACAATACATACCAAACCCAGAAAAATCTGATAGAATTAGAATTGGTTGGCTAGGTGGTAGTAGTCACCTAAACGATTTAAAGTTACTGAATCAACTTTCTTCCAAACTTAAAAGTGATGGGTTATTAGATAAGGTACAATTTGTTGTTTGTGGTTTTGATATTAGGGGTAAAGTTAATACAATTAATGAGAAAACTGGTGAACAAAAACAAAGAGATATTTTACCACATGAAACTGTGTGGGTAGAGTATGAAAAAATATTCACTAATAACTATTCAATAATATCACCAGAATATAGGGAACATCTTAATAGATTTGTTACTCAAGAATATGATGGAATTGAGAATGAACCTTACAGAAGAGTATGGACTAAACCAATTAGTAATTATGCAACTAATTATAATTTATTTGACATATCTTTAGCACCATTAGCTGAGAACACATTCAATAAAGTTAAAAGTCAGTTAAAGGTGATTGAAAGTGGTTTTCATAAGAAAGCTTTAATTGCTCAAAATTATGGACCTTACACAATTGACATTGAAAACGCATATTTAAAAGGTGGTGATGTTGATTTAACTAAGAATGGCTTCTTGGTTGACTCACATAGAAATCACAAATCATGGTATCAGTATCTTAAAAAGTTAATTTTAAACCCTGAAATGATTAAAACGTTTGGCGATAACTTATATAACACAGTAATTAATACCTATTCAATGGATAAAGTTACTGAAAATCGTGCTAAATACTACAAAAAACTTGTTTTTGAAGCTAAAAAGTAGTATAATTGCTTTATGAATAAAATTCTTAATAAATTTATAAGCTTTTTTAAAAAAATCGAAGAACCCGAAGGACTCGAAGTGGTTACTAATGAAGACCGTTTAATTAGTTATTTAGAAGCAAATAAGGAACGATTTAGAATAATGTTCAATTATGAGCCAAAAAGAGATTACAATTGTTATGTGGATGTTAAATATGTCCCTTTAGGTGATGATGATTATGATGATGGTAAACTATCAGTAGTTTCGACTTTAAGGGAAGTTAAAACGTATCAAAAAAATGAAAAATGATTTAAAAATCCATATAAAGAAGGTAAGGTGTTATCACCAGAGATTAAATTTTATATGGATGAAATTAAGAAAGCTGAAGCAAAGCACGAAATTCAAATCAGAGAATCACTACCTGATGGTATCACTTTAGAAGATACGTTTAAAGAAATTATGGACGGTATTGAAAAAGTTAAAAAAAATAATAAATAACAAATAATGAGTCTAAGTAAAGAAAAAATCGTTTCAAATACTACGAAGTATATTGAGACCGCAGAAAAACATGGTTTTTTAACCGAAAAATTAACTGATTTATTGGGTCAAGATATAATCAAAGCCCCAGCATCTACAATGCTTAAATTGCATAACGCATTTGAAGGTGGTTTAGTTGACCATACATTAAGGGTGATGAAACACGCTTATAAAATCAACGAAAATAATCTAATAGGTTCACTTAAAATCGATGTGGATTCTTTATTTAAAGTAGTTTTATTACATTCAATTGGAAAGGTAAAACTATACATACCTGAAACATCTCAATGGCATAGAGATAACCAAGGTAAAATGTATAACTACAATGAAGATATTGTTTCAATGAGAGTTGGTGAACGTTCAGCGTATTATGCATTATCTTGTGATATTGAATTATCTGAAGAAGAATACTCAGCTATCGTTAATTTCGATAAAGTTGATGACGCTCAATCAGAATGGCATAACTCAACAATTGGTGATGTATTAAGATTGGCTATTAGATTAGCAATTATGGAAGAAAAACATAAGGCTAAGTAATATGGAAGTGAAAATTAAAAAATTGCATGCGGATGCAGTTATACCAAGCTATAGTACTTATGGCGATGCTGCGATGGATTTAACTGCGGTATCATTAACTATTGATAAATATGATAATTTAGTATATTATACGGGGTTATCTATGGAAATACCTTACGGGTATGTTGGGTTAATTTTCCCAAGAAGTAGTGTTAGTAAATTAGAATTATCTTTAGCTAATTCTGTAGGTGTTATTGATTCTGGTTATAGAGGTGAAATAATGTGTAAATTCAAAAGATTAGCAAATGACTTATCTCAAATTAGTGGTTACGTTAGTGGAGATAGAGTTGCACAAATAATGATAATACCAAAACCTGAAATTTCTTTTGTTGAAGTTGATGAGTTATCTGACTCAGTAAGAGGTGAAGGTGGTTTTGGTTCAACAGGAAAATAGATAGAATGATAAGTATAGTATATTGTACAAGAGAACATAATCAAAAACATATTGACCATCTTAAAAAGATGGCTGGTCACCCTAAAGTTCAAGTAATTGAATATATTAATAATGGCGTATCATTAACCAAAGCTTATAATGAATTATTAGAGCAAGCTGAGTACGATATTGTCGTTTTCTGATTATATTTTATTATTTTTTTTAAGTAATCTCACTTTATTATATATTGAATGTAATGATTTATTTAACTTAATCGCACATTTTGGTCCACCGATAGTTTTATAATTATTTATTAAAAAATCACTTTTAACTTGATTTTTATTATTTATTTAGTATATTTGTTTAAAATAAAGATTATGATAAGTATTGTTTGCTCTTCACAAAACGATTTAAATGAATTTAGTAAACATATAAAGAAAATGGCTGGTCACCCTAAAGTTGAATTTCTTGGTTATAAGAATGAAGGTAAATTCTCGTTAACTGAAATATATAATAGGGGTTTGAATGAAGCTAAATATGATATCGTGGTTTTTTTACACCACGACATCGAAATTCAAACTAAGCAATTCGCTAAAAAATTACAGAAAAATTATGACACCACTAATTATGGTGTTTTAGGTGTTGCTGGAACTAAATTGTTACCAGAGACAGGTAAATGGTGGTCAGACCCCAAACAAATGTTTGGTAGAGTATGGCACACACATCAAGATAAAAAATTCTTATCTAAATATAGTGATGACCAAGGTAATAACATTGAAGAGGTAGTTTCGGTTGATGGTGTTTTCTTTTCAGTTATGAAATCTAGATTGAAAGAAAATTTTGATGAATCTGTTGAGGGATTTCATTTTTATGATATTGATTTCTGTTTTAAGAATTATTTAAAAGGTGTTAAAGTTGGCGTTCACACTAATATTGTTATTAACCACATGTCTATTGGTGAAACTAATGACCAATGGGAAATAAATAGAGTTTTATTTTCTGAAAAATATAAAGATGACTTACCAGTTAAGATTGACAAAGAATTTGGTGTTAATCATAAATTTAATGTTTTAATTGCTTGCATAAATTTTAATAGTTATACTGGCTCTGAATTATATAACTTTGAATTAGCTAAAGGTTTGATTGAAAAAGGTTGTGATGTAACCATATGTTCTAACATCGGGGGTGAGCTTTCATTAAAAGCAAAAAGGTTAGGTATTAAATTAGCTGATATTAACGAACCACCAGGTTATAAAAAGGGTGATGGTCAATGGCAAATACAACAACCTGATGGTAAATTAGAGCAATCAGTTGAAGGTAGAATGTACCAAATTGGTGCGGTTAACTTTGATATTATGCATTTAAGTCATACACCAGTTGCTAAACTAATGACTCAATTATATCCTCAAATCCCAGCAATATCATCTATACATTCTGAAGTTATTTCATTGGAACACCCGATATTACATGATAATATTAAAAAATATATCGCTATTCGACCTGAAATTAAGGATTACTTAATTTCGGAGCATAACATACCTGAAGAAAAAATTAAGGTTGTTTACAACCCAATTGATTCAAGTAGATTTAACACTAATTACACTAAAGTTGTAAATGGTAAGAAAGTCACTTTATTTGTTGGTACTATTGATTATTTAAGAAAAAATATGTTAGTTGATTTAGTTGGTAAAACTAAGGAAGAAAATGGTGAGTTATGGATTGTTGGTAGAGAGAATGGTGTTACTGCATCTGAAATAATTAATGATGAAAAACATGTAATTTATTATGGCCCACAAGCTAACATTGAGAGTTATATGAAAAAAGCTGATGTGACTGCTGGTATACTTTTAGGTAGAACAACTATCGAAGGTTGGATGTGTGGTAAAGGTGGTTGGATATATAATGTGGATGATAAAGGGTTTGTTTTAGGTAAAGAATTTCATAAAGTACCTGAAGATATAAATAAATTTAATTCTGAGTCAATTATAACTCAAATTATTGATGAATATAAAGAAATATTAAAATGATAATAGTAACAACACTATACAATGGTGAAGAGTATATTGAAAAATGTATTACATCATTAAAAGAACAAACACATAAAGATTTTACATGTTATATCACAGATGATTTATCAACAGACGGTTCTGTTGATAAAACTAAAGAATTAATTGAAGGTGATGATAGATTTATACTTATAGAAAACAAAACAAAACATTATCAATCGGGTAACTATGACCAAGTAATTAGGAATAACTCCATTATTGACGATAATGAAGTTATTGTAGAGGTTGATGGTGATGACTGGTTACCAGATAGTGAAACGTTAGAGCGAGTTGCTAAGGTTTATTCTGATGATGATATATGGATAGCTAATGGGCGTTTTATTTATTCACATGGTGCTATGGGGTTTGCCCAAGAACAAATAATAAATAACATTAGAAAGGCTACATTTACAGCATCTCATATTAGGACGTGGAGAGCATTTTTATGGCGAAATATTAAGTTGGGTGATTTAAAAGATGAAAATGGTGACTATTGGGACGCTGCTTGTGATTTGGCGTTTATGTATCCAATGTTAGAAATGTCAGGGGATGAACATTATAAATTTATGACTGAAATTAATTATGTTTATAACGAACAAAACCCATTAAATGAACATAAAGTTATTATGGGTGATGTTAATAAAAATGTTGGTAAAATTCGTAGTATGCCCCCATATAAAAGGTTATATAAATGATTTATTGTAATTTAAAAGGTGGATTGGCAAATATGTTTTTTGAAATTGCCGCAGTTAAATCTATGGCAATAGATAAGGGGGTTGATTGTAGTTTCCCTAATATTACAGCGCAATTAAATTTAGTTAATAACGATAACAAATATAACCCAATTATAAAACATGGTTGGGAATATATGGAAATATTTAATATTCTGAATACTACGCCACCAAGAGAAGTACTCCCAACCTTTACTTACCCTCTTCATTACCAACCAATTGATTTACCAAAAGATAATTTCATTGTAAATGGGTTTTTTCAAAGTGAAAAATATTTCATACATAATAGGGCTGAAATTCTAGAATTTCTTAAAATTCCAGATAGTATTCTTAAAATAATCAACGAGAAGTATTCTACAATTTTAAGAACTAGGACTACATCATTACACGTCAGACGTGGTGATTATGTAAGGCACCCTAACCATTATCATCAACAAACAATTGAATATTTTAATGAAGCTATTGATAGGTTAAAAGATATTACGGACACCGTAGTTATTTTTAGTGATGACATACCATGGTGTAAAAATAATTTAAAATATGAAAATGTTGTTTATATTTCAGATGAAAAGGATTATATTGAAATATACCTAATGTCTCTTTGTGAAAATAACATTACTGTTAACTCATCATTTTCTTGGTGGGGTGCTTGGTTAAATCAAAATGAAAATAAAGTGGTTATTGGTCCTAAAAAATGGTTTGGGCCAGCATTAGCCAAATATAACGCTAACGATATAGTACCTGAAACATGGATAAAAATTTAATATGGAAAAAATATATTCTAAAATAGAACCTGATAAACTATTACATATAATCAATAGATTAGATGAAATTGAAGGTAGAACTGAAGTAGTCGATGAAAATAATTTCATTCAATGTGCAACATTAAAAATGGAGAAAGGGAAAACCTTCCCACCTCATAGGCACATAACCAAAGATAGACATTATCCAGAACAGATAGCTCAAGAATCTTGGGTGGTAATTAGGGGAAGTGTGAAGTGCATATTTTATGATTTAGATAATACAATAATTGCGGAGCCGATTTTAAAGGCTGGTGACGCTAGTTTTACACTATACGGTGGTCACACTTACTTAATTCTAGAAGATGATACAATTGTATACGAATATAAAACTGGACCGTATGAGGGACAGAAATTAGATAAAACATTTATAGATGAGAAATGATAATGTAACAATCCTTGGAACAGGTTCATACTTACCAAGCAATGTGGTAACAAATGAAGATTTGTGTAAACACATCACAACAACACCAGAATGGGTTGAAGATAAATTAGGTATAATTGAACGTAGAATAACAGTAGATGAATCTACAGCCGATTTAGCGTATCAAGCCGCAATTAGGACTTTAGCCAATTCATTAACCGATAAAGAAGAATTAGATTTAATCATAGTGGTCACATCAAGTCCTGACCAGATATCACCATCAACTGCATGTACGTTACATAAGATGTTAGACATTAAGCGAGACGTACCTTCATTTGACATTAATGCTGTATGCGCTGGATTTGTATATGCAATGTCATTCGCATCAACATTAATTAGTAGTGGAACTTATAAAAAAATTCTAATTGTTGCAAGCGAAACATATTCCAAACATACAAATGTTCATGATAGAAATTGTGTATTTTTTGGTGATGGAGCTGGTGGCTTAGTTTTAGGCACATCAAAAAACGGTTGGAACGTTAGTAATATAGCGTCAAATGGAAATGGTTCAGGTATGACAGGATTTAGAATGCCGTTATCGGACCCGTTTACTATGAAGGGTAAGGAAGTATGGGAACAAGCAATACGTGTGTTACCAGAATCTATTAAACTAGTAATGGAAGAAGCTGAACTTGAGGTAGATGATATTAAATTATTAGTGCCACATCAACCAAGTATTAATATACTAAAAGTGGTTGCAAAGGAAGTCGGAATGTCGATGGATAACGTAAAGTTGGTGCAAGATAAATATGGAAATATAGCTGGCGCATCAATACCAATTGCGTTAAATGATGCATTCGAGAATAACGAAATTGAAAAGGGTGATAAAATTGTATTATCGGCTGTAGGTTCTGGATGGGCTTGGGGTTCGATGGTAATAAATTACGAAGATTAATATGAAAACAATTGCAGTATTTGGTGGAACTGGTGGGTTAGGTAAAAAACTAGTCCCTTTATTGGCTGAAAAATATCATGTTATACCGTTAGGTAGTTCTGTCGTTGATATTACCAATTTAGAATCAGTTAAGCAATGGTTTTCTGATGCGGAAAAACATTACAATGTTGATATTGTTTTGAATATGAGTGGTGTTAAATATGATACATTTTTAAGTAAAATCACTTCTGATGACGTAGAAGACATTGATAAGATGTTAGATGTTAACATTAAAGGGAATATAAATATGTTAGCCGCATGTTTACCTCATATGATTGAAAGAGGGTATGGAAGAGTGATTGCGATATCATCTGTTTTTTCTGAAATGAACGTACCTAAGAATTCAATATACTGTGCGTCAAAAGCATTCGTAGATAGATTGATAGGTACCGCCAATAAAGAAAACGTAAGATTCGGCATTACATGCAATACAATCCAATTAGGTTATTGGGATGGTGGTATGGCATATAGAGTAGATGAGAAGTACGTTCAAATGGCTAAAGATAAAGTAGGGTTAAAGAGATTTGGTACCGCTGAAGAATTATATAATACGGTAAATTTCATTGTAGACAATGAATATGTATCTGGAACAAATTTAAAAATAGATGGGGGATTATAAGAATTTTAAAAAAGTGGGTGAAGACGTTAGAGTAGATTCGTCAGCTCAAATAGTTAGACCAGAATTAATAGAATTAGGAAGTCACATTTCAATTGACATGTGTGTGTATTTCTCTACTTCAGCTATACTTGGAGATTATATTCATATAGCCCCACAAGTTAGTATAATTGGTGGTGGTGATTCAGTATTAATAATGGAAGATTTCAGTGCAATTGCTACTGGTACACGAGTTATATGTGCAAGCGATGACTTCAAAAAAGGTTTCCTGAATCCATTTATACCGAGAGAATATAGAAATGTGATTAATGAACCAGTGATATTTAGGAAGTATTCATCTACTGGAGTTAATTCAGTTGTAATGCCAGGTGTTACATTAGCTGAAGGTTCTGTACTTGGGGCTAATTCATTATTAACAAAAGATACTGAACCATGGGGAATTTATGTTGGTTCGCCAGCGAAAAGAATTGCAACAAGAGATAAAGAGTTAATTTTAAAAGGAGCTAAAGAGCTTGGGTATTAATTATGAGTAAATATATAACTAATGAAATTTTCCCACATGGGTTAGGGACTAGAATGTTTTTATTGACAAACGCTATTGGTTATTCTATTATCACTAATACTGAATTTGTAATAACACCTTTTTCTCATCAAGCAGTACCAAACGAATTTAGTGATAAAAATTCAATGACCAAAAGAGTTGATTACTTATCTGATTGTAAGAGATGGGATTTGATACTAAATTTAGAGAAAAAAAAAATAACCGACATTGAAGATTTATCTGAGGTGTTATATTTGTCACACCCATCGTCAAATAATGATGTACCACCAATTGAGGGACAGTTTGAATTATATAACAAAATTAGAGGGTTTCGTGATGAAATAAAAAAAGATTATTTGGTCATACCAACTAAAGTTACTAGTGACGTTATTAACGTAAGCGTTCATATTAGAAGAGGTGATATAATCAATGATAGACATAGATTTATAGGTAATAAGTATTATTTAGATAGTCTTAACATTTTAGAGACGACTTTAAAAGAAAGAGGTATTAAGTATGATATAACTATATACGTACAAAAAGAAGGTTTTGTCGCCACAGGTTTTGAAGATTTTAATATTAAATACGATACCGATATCTCTGATAATGAAACGTGGGTTGCTATGGTAAACTCTGACATTCTATTAGGGAGTAACAGTGCTTTCAGTACTAGTGTTGGTATGTTGATGGATGGAATTTTCATTCACCCAACTAGTAATAATTTTACCGATATGACCGATTGGTTATACGGTAACGAGTTAGACAAGAACTCAATTAATAAAAAATTAGGATATGAATCATAAATTAGAATTTGTAAAAATATCTTCAAAACATGAAGTAGGTGGTGTTGGATTTGCTGGTAATATGTTTATCATATTGAGCACATTATCACTTGTGGGACAGGATGAAAAACTTTATATTGATATGAGTAAAACAGATTGTATCTGTACGGAAAAAGGACCGTTGTTACATAACACAAATAATTGTTGGGAATATTACTTTGACCAAGTTAATATTGAAGGTGAAACCACTAACAACATGAATAGTTTAGTTATAGGTGGGCTAACATACGAAAATAGAGATATGTATATGTACCCAGAAAATTTCATAGCACTTAAAGAAAAATTTAATTATAATTTCCAATTAAAATCTTATATTAAAACATTAATAGATGATTTCTATGACAATAATATTAAAGGTAAAGTAACATTAGGTGTTCAAGTTAGATTAACTGATATGAAACACCATCATAATGTATCACCATTGAGTAGTTACGTTATAAAAATAAATGAAATTTTATTAAAACACCCAGAAATAGAACAAATATTTTTAGCCACAGATGATAGTTTAGTTATTCCAGAATTAAGAGCTGCGTTAGACGTTCCAATTATTTGTTACGATAATATGTTTAGAGCTGATAAAGCTAATAGACATCATGACCCACACGCTAGGTTGCATGATACTAGAAAAAACCATAGATATAAATTAGGTATTGAATGTTTACAAGAAATCCTTACATTAACAAAATGTGATTACTTATTGAAAGCAGATTTATCGTCAATTTCTATTGTCGCTAGTATTCTAAGTGAAAATATTAAAACCGTATATAAAGTATGATTTATATAATTGGAGATAGTCATGTATCAGTATTTTCTGGAACCGATAAAGGGTTGAATGGGTTAAGACACATTCAACCAGAATTTGGCACTTGTTATACTTTAAGTGGTGGTTCGTTAAGACCACACAATGTATTCGAACAGAGAATACCGTATTTTTGTCCAATTAAAATTGGTTCAAATACGGCTTATAATTCATTCGATAAATTACCAGTAATTGAACAGGTAATTGAAGAATATGAGATATCAGAAAAAGATTATATATTCTTATGTTTTGGTGAAATAGATATTAGAAACCATATTGGGTTTAATGCTGAAGCTGAAGATATATTAATAACTGAAGGGATATATAGGTGTGTTGATAGATATATGAAAACCGTAGATTATCTAAATGATAAATACTCTAATGTTGGAGTATATGGTTCACCACCATCATCACGTAAAGGTGATAGCCCAGTTAAAGAATATAAAGATGAAATTTTTAGAAATGTTATGACAAAGGAATTTAATAAACACCTTAAATATAACTGTAATAAGAATGATATTATATTTAAAGATATTTCAGAAAAATTAATGTTAGAAAATGGTAGGACTGACCCTAAATTTATTATGGATGATATCCATTTATCACAAGAGGTAATGCCGTTTTTAAAAGAAGAATTTAAAGATTTAATAGATGAATGATAGGGTGGAAATAAATATGATAGGTGGTGGGTTTCAACATAGTCCGTCTACATCTGGTTACGAACCATTATATGTAAAATGGGTCAAGGGTAGCCATACAGCACCAATATCTATGCACATCGACTTTCTAATTAAAACACCACCAAATCCAAATACAATAAATTATGGTTGGTTATCTGAATCTAAAGACATCAACACTGGGTTATATGAGTGGTGTGCTAATAACTTAGATTTCTTAAAGAAACATTATAAGTTAGTATTCACACATGACGTTAGTTTAACCGAACTATCTAACATCTTTGCGTTACAAGTTAGTGGTAAATCATTTATCGCTGAAAGTGATGGGTTGGTGTACCCTAAGACTAAATTGGTTTCCATGATTGCGTCTAATAAAAAGATGTGCCCAGCTCATATTTATAGGCATGAAATGATTGCTAAATTCAGTCCACATTGTGACCACTTCGGAAGAGGGTTCCGTGAAATACCTAATAAGATTGATGGTTTAAAAGATTATTGTTTTTCCATTGCAATGGAGAATGGGACGTACCCCAATATGGTTAGTGAAAAAATCACTGATTGTTTTATGACTGGCACAATACCGATTTTTTATGGCATTGAAAATATAGGTGATTTCTTTAACACTGATGGGATAATAACACTAAATGACGACTTCAAAATAGAATCATTATCTTTTGATTTATATAATTCTAAAATTGAAGCAGTAAAAGAGAATTTTGAGACCGCTATGAATATGCTAGTTTCAGAAGACCATCTTTACTTAAAATACATTAAAAATGAAATATAAAACAATACATAGCTTAGGGAGTAGATGTCAAAATTCAGATATATTAAAACATTATAATTATCGAGAATTTTCAGGGTTTTTTGATTTTATGAATACTTTAAAGGTTGAAACCATTAAACATATTTTAGAAGACGATTTCAACGAAATTCTTAAACCTGAAAACAACTTTACCTTGTTATGTAATCAACTAACCATTGACCCAGAAACAAGACTTCCATTACCAACATCGATGAGAACCAGTAATAAATTTTATGATGCTGACCATACTGATGTTCATGGTGCTATATTTCCACACCACGATTTGAATACTGAAAAAGATTATAATCATTTTTTGAAATGTAAAAAAAGGTTTAAAAAATTAAAGGATTATAAGACTCTTTTTAATTATTCTTATAATACATGGGAGAATAATCTTACAATTGATGATATGGAACATATCGTAACTTCTTTAAAAGAGGTTTATGGGTTTACTAACTTTAAGGTTTGTTTCATAGGAATAGAAAAGGGTTTAGAATCAACATATAAACAGACGTTAGAATCTGAATTTTATGATAATTGGAGTCTAACAATTAACCTTAGTAGTTTTACAGGTGGGTTATTTGGTAAACCATTGGATAATGAAAATTATATTAACATAATAAAAAACTATGATATCGATAATGTCAGAGTAACAAAAGAAGAAATAGATAATTATGAGTTTTAAAGTAGTAACACAATTCGAAAATGAAGTTGCCGAATTTTTTGGCGCACCATACGCAATAGCGGTGGATAGTTGTACACATGGTATTGAACTATGTCTAAGATTAAAAGATGTGCAAAGTATACATGTACCAAAACATACATATATTTCTGTGCCATTTTTAGCAAATAAATTAGGTATTAGCTTAAGATGGACTGATGAAAATTGGGTTGATTATTATAATTTAAGTTATGGAAATGTAATAGATGCGGCAGTACTTTGGAAAAAAAATAGTTATGTGCCAAATACATTTATGAATTTGAGCTTCCAATATCAAAAACATTTAAGCCTTGGTAGAGGTGGGATGATATTATGTGATAATAAAAAAGATGCGATAAAGTTAAAGAAGATGTCATATGATGGTAGGTTACCAGATATACCTTGGAGAGACCAAAATATAGACACATTTGGTTATCATTATTATATGACCCCAGAAACGGCACAAATGGGATTGGATAAATTATCAAAGGCAATTGAAACGACCCCTAGACAATGGGTAGTTGAAGACTGGCCTGACTTAACTAAAATGGATATTTTTAATAGGTAATTATGTTTACTTATTCATATTTTTTATTTATATTTAGTTCAAATAAAAAATATAAATAAAAAATATAAATAAAATGAGTAAAAAAGTAGCATTTATAACGGGGATAGCAGGTCAAGACGGTTCATATCTTACTGAGTATTTATTAGAATTAGGTTATACGGTACATGGTATGGTACGTAGAAATTCAGTGGCTGAGAACCAACAAAGTAGGTTAGCCGCTGCTAGAAAAAACCCAAATTTTTACGTCCATTATGGCGATTTAACGGACCAAACTTCAATTGAAAGATTATTAACTGAAATTAAGCCTGATGAAATTTATAATTTAGGTGCGCAATCTCACGTTAGGGTAAGTTTTGATATTCCACAATTTACGGTTCAAACAAACGCAGTTGGTGTGGTTAACATGTTAGAAGCGTATAGGCGATTATGTCCTAACGCTAAATTCTATCAAGCGTCAAGTTCTGAAATGTTTGGGTTAACAGTAGAAGACGATGGGTTTCAAAGAGAAACTTCGGTAATGAATCCAGTTTCACCTTATGGGTGTGCTAAAGTCTTCGCTTATAATATGGTTCGTCATTATCGTAGAGCTTACGGATTACATGTAACCAACGGTATTTTGTTCAATCATGAATCACCACGAAGGGGTAGTAATTTTGTTACTAATAAAGTTGTTAAAACTGCGGTTCAAATCAAACTTGGGTTGGTAGGTAAATTAGAACTTGGAAATATGGATTCATATAGAGATTGGGGTCATTCTAAAGATTATGTTAGAGCAATGTATAAAGTAATTAATCATGACGTTGCCGATGATTTCGCAATTTCAACTATGGAAACTCATTCAGTACGTGAAATGTGTGATGTGGTATTTAAATATTTGGGTATGAATTATGAAGATTATGTAGTTCAGAACTCAAAATATATGAGACCTGAAGAATTACCATACTTAAAAGGTGATTCAACAAAAGCGAGAACTACGTTAGATTGGAAACCAACATATACCTTTAAGGAAATGATGCACGAAATGGTGGACCATTGGATGGATGTATTACAAAATATTGAATCCACTAGATAATGGAAAAATACAATTTAGTAGGTTATAAGATATTACAATGGATTTAAGTAAATTAGAAAAATGTCAATAATAAGATATTTAAAAAGAAAAATAACTTTACTATCACTAGCATTATCTAGGGTTGAGAAGTCTTCACTTAATCAACACTCAGACGCTTTAGGGAGCGAAGGTACTGTACATGAAACAATGAATCAAGGTTCAATGGCTGATGCTCTATTAAGGGGTGAAATAACTATGCCAGTAAAAGAACTTAGGTGGCGTTTATATAAAATTTTGACTGAATCTAAGTCTAAGACGGCTAAGATTACTGGTTATGATTCGGATGGGCTTCCCATAGTTGAAACATATACCATTGAAAAACATAACTTATCTAAAATTAGTTGTGATGAATTTGATTCGTATGATGTTGAGTTAGTTATTAAAAACGAGGATATTATTAAGTCTACTGTGGAATCATTCGATAATAAAGATTTAAATGTTTTAGATAAAACTGAAATCGATGATTATGATGAAAATAAAACAAAACACGATTTAATTGGGGTTGAAAATTGGAGTGGTAGAACTTTAGGTGAAATTTCATTTGACGATATGGTATCTTCAATGAAATCTAAAAAAACTATTTATGTTAGTAGAGAAATAAGACCTAAATTTGAAATAGAATCTTATACTAAGAAATTGGTAATTAGAAAGATTAATGAAACTGAGAGGTTAATGGAATTTTATTTATCACAATACCCTGATGAGTATGATAGAAAAACAAGAATGTTAATTTCAGAAATCAAAAAAGCTAAACAGAACCCTAGGGCTTCTGATTTATTAGATATTAATAAAGTCGGTTTCATTAGTGATAAAGCAATTGGTTCAGATGATGGGTTAGAATATGAATATGATATTAAGAAATTTGATAAAATAGTAGAATTCAATGGCCACTACGTTATTAAATTTATTGCTGACGTTACTATTAATGGTGATAATATCTTTGAAAAGTATAAATTATCTGAATTAGAGTTAAAGTATGAAAATAAAATGGCTAAATAGCCATTTTATGTTTAGTTTTGTTTTTTTGTAATTATATTAAATGTGAGTTTAAGAAAAGACTCACATTTTTTTATGGCAAAAAAACAAAATACTACAACAGTTAGGAAGACTGCAAAAGTAAGTTCGGTAAATGAAATTTTACCTAAGAAAGTACAATTAAAATGTAAAAATGTTAAGCAAAAAGAATATGCTACATTAATAAGGGAAAAAGAGATTGTATTCTGCTCTGGCCCAGCTGGAGTTGGTAAATCGTATGTTGCTATGGCAGTCGCATTACAACTCATCCAAAACACTTCAAACTCATTTAATAGAATATTAATTGTGAAACCAGCTGTAGAAGCTGAAGAAAGTCTAGGTTTCTTACCAGGGGACTTAAAAGAAAAAATGGCACCATACATGGCATCATCAATTGATATTGTTGACAAAATAATTGGTAAAGATAATAGATTTAAACTTGAGGAATGTGAAGACTTAATGGTGGAGCCATTAGGTTTTATACGAGGTAAATCTATTGACAACGCTGTATTACTTATGGAGGAAGCGCAAAACATGTCACCATCTCAAATGAAAACCTTATTAACAAGAATTGGTTACAATTCAAAATATATAATATCGGGTGATATGGACCAATCTGATAAATATAGACGAATTGAACAAACTGGATTATATGATGCAATTCATAGACATAAAAATATTAAAGAAATTGGTTTCTTTGAATTTGACGAAGGTGATATCGTAAGAAACCCTTTAATAACTAAAATAATCAATAACTATAAAATAATTGATGAAGATGTATAAAAAAAGTAACAAAGTTATTTACTTTATGGAATTTTTAATTAAAATTATATAATGAAAATAGGGATAACTTTAAATGAGGTGATAAGAGACTTCATAGGGCAATTTAAATATGTTTATGGTAAATACTATAAGGAAGATTTAGAAGACGTTGTTATTGATGAATGGGATTTATTAAAATATTTTAAATTCCCATCAGAAAAAAAACTTAATGAATTTTTATATAGTGATGCGCCAATGGAGGTATTTGCTCACGCAGACCAATCATACGCAAATATCGGTGCTATTTTAAATAGATTTATCGCTGATATAAACGATGAAGAGGAACATGAGATTATAATAATTAGTAGGGATGCGCACAAGGCAATTCCTTCAACATTATTTTTCTTATCTAAGTTAGGTTTTACTGGAAATAACATAAGATTTGTTAATGATACAGCTAAAAAATGGGACGATATTGATTTATTAGTTACTGCAAACCCAAAAGCTTTAGAAGCTAAGCCTGAAGGTAAAATTTCAGTTAAAATTAATGCTTCATATAATAAAAATACTGACGCTGATTATGAATTAGATAGTATTTTAGACTTCGTTGATAACGAAGAAAAATTTAATGAGATTATAAATGATTGAATTATTCGGTGAATTTTATTACATTGATTTCGATGAAATTGATGCGTTTTTATTACTAGGTGATGATAAACAAGAAAACTTAAAGACAACTCAAAAGGTTGAATTATTTAATGCTAATGAGGAACGTATAAGTACTGAAATCACTCACAATGAAGATATAAAACACAAAGAAATAAATGGTGTTAGGTTTGACTTGATAAGAGGGTTTATCGCTGATTTAGGTGATGAAAAAGAAGAAGGTGATTCAGCATTGGGAGCTAATAATTTAAAAGAAACTGGAATAGGATTTAAAATAGCGTTTAACACACTATTAGCCTATGACATATTAAAAAAAATGGATTAAAATGGAAGAAAAGAAAAAACAAATGAAAGTTTTAGACTTAATTGAAAAAATAGATAATAAAGACTTTGGTTTCTATTTTTTCACTTTAGATACTAAAGGCAACCCAACTGCTGGGATTGCAAATATTTATGAGCAAGTAAAAACCTTAACAGATTTAGGTTACAATGCTTATATTTTACATGAAAAAAATGATTACCATGGTGTTCATGAATGGTTAGGTGATGCATATGCTAATTTACCTCATGTTTCAGTTGAGGAACAAAATTTAAATTTAACTGCAATTGATTATTTAATTGTCCCTGAGATTTTTGCTAATGTAATGGAACAGGTTAAAGAATTTCCATGTAAAAAAATAGTACTTTCACAATCATACACATATATTTTAGAATTATTAAAAATAGGTGAAAGATGGGATTTAAACTATGGGTTTAGAGATGTTATCACAACTAGTGATAAACAAGCAGACCACATTAAAGAATTATTCCCTAGTGTTAACACTTACACAATTGCACCGTCAATTCCTGAGTATTTTAAACCTAGTGTTAAACCAAAAAAACCAATTATTTCAATTTTAACTAGAGACCAAAAATCTGCTTTAAAAATTGTTAAAACATTTTACTTACAATACCCAATGTATAAATGGATTACGTTTAGGGAATTAAGGGGTTTACCAAGAAAAACATTTGCTGAGCAATTAGGTGAATCTTGTTTATCTGTTTGGGTAGATGATATTTCAAGCTTCGGTACATTTCCATTAGAATCAATTCAATGTGAAACGCCAGTTATTGGTAAAATACCTGATATGATACCAAGTTGGATGGAAGTGGATTCAGCTGGTGAGCAAATTGAATTAAAAAATAATGGTATTTGGACTAATAATGTATTAGCGATACCTAGTTTAATTTCTGATTTCATGAGAGTTTGGTTGGAAGACTCAGTACCTCAAGATTTTATCGATGGTGTTAAAGAATCTAAAGATTTATTCACTAGAGAAAAAGAAATTGAAAATATTAAAAATTTATATGGTGCGTTCGTAGCTAATAGAAGAAATGAATTCGAAGCATTATTAAACATTGAAGAGCAAAAAACGAAATAAAATGAAAAATGAAATTAGTGTAATCATCCCAGTATTTGAAGTGGATGAAACTTTATTAAGGAATTCAATATTAAGTGTTGCGGCACAAAAACAAACCCCTGATGCTTTAATATTAGTAGTTAAAGAGAAATCTGATGACCATAAATTAGTTGAAAAATTATCTAAAGAAATTGAAGGTTTAAATTATGAGATAATTGCGCACAACGGAAATACTAATTTCCAAGCTCAATTAAATTTAGGTGTTAAAGAATGTAAAACCGATTGGTTTATATTTTTAGAACAAGATGATGAGTTAGCCAGTATATGGGTTGACAATGTTATCAAATATAGAAGTCATGAACCACTAGTAACTATATTCTTACCTATGATTTTAGACGTAACACCTGAAGGTGAGTTTATTAACTTTACAAACGAAGCTGTATGGGCTTCACAATTTTCAGATGAATTAGGGTTTTTAGATAATGCCGCATTATTAAGATATCAAAACTTTAACATTGATGGTATGGCGGTTTTAAAAGAAGCTTATATGGAATTCGGTGGACTTAAAGAGAGTATAAAATTAAGTTTTATATATGAGTTCTTATTGAGAATGACACATAATGCATGTTCTATAATGGTTATCCCTAAATTAGCGTATAAGCACGTTAATGAAAGAGAAGGTGGTCTTTTTAGTAAATATAAGAAAGAGTTAACATTAGATGAATCAAGATGGTGGTTAGCTTTAGCAAAAAAAGAGTGCTTTCATATAGTTGATAGGGAAGAGCTTTATGAGAAAAAAGACTAAATTTTAATGACTAAAAAAAGAGGGCGTAAAAGAAAAAATGGGTTGTATTTTGGGGATGAACAAGAAGCCGCAGTTGTAAGATACTTAAATGAAGATGACCCAGCTATTAGAAATAAAATTTATAATGAACACTTAAGAGAAGCATTCAACATTATGGTTGAATCAATTATAAGGCGTTATAAGTTATATAGAAAAGACTATTCATTTGAAAATGTACATAGTGATACCTTATCGTATCTAATTTTAAAAGCTGATAAATTTGACACATCAAAAGGGAAACGTGCGTTTTCTTATTATGGGACTATATGTAAGCATTACATAATAGGGTTAATGATTAAAGACACTAAAATGCTTAATCAAACTTTAGATTTTGATACGTCAATTTCTAAAGTACATGAGAAAGATGAATTTGTTTATCACTTATCAGACACCGACTATGAGTTATCAGACTTAATTAATACAGTTGTCATTGAAATTCAGAAAGAGATTGAAAATGAGGGAGTTGATGGTAATAAAAAAATGACCGAAAACGAAAGAAAAGTTGGTGAAGCTTTAGTTGATATACTTAATAATTGGGAAATCCTTTTTTCTACCTTACAAGGTGGGTCTAAATTTAACAAAAATGTTATTTTAGCAACTATTAGAGAAAATACAAACCTAATCACAAAGGATATTAGGATTGCTATGCGTAGGTATAAAACCATATATGAGTTAATTAAGGGTGATAAGATAGAAGAGGGTTATTTATAATAAAACACTATTTTTACCTATTTATAATAAACAGACATGTTATGGCTAGAAGTAAAAAACAAAAAATTGAAGTAAATAGTAATGACTCCCTTCAGAATGTTATGCAAGAGGTTTACAATAACTCATGCACTCAAATTCAGGACGCTCAAAAGGTAATCAATGAAATTTCAGCTGCATCAAACCCAGAAGACGTTGATGAGTGGGCAAAATTAGCTAAGGCTAAAACAGATGCATTAAAAGTTAAAGACTCGGCAATTAAAATTAAATTAGACATTGGTAAACTTCAAAACGAAATTATCAAAAATAGTGGTGATGTTGCGGTGGCAATAAACAATAGTCCAGATATTGTTAGTAAAGATAGTTTTGCTAGGGTTAGGGAATTAATAGAGAATCGTAACTCAGAGTCAAAATAATTTAAATAATGGACGTTACTAAAGAAAAATCTAATGTATTTGGGCAAATTGCTGCATTAAGGGTTTCTGCTGAAGGATACCCTAAAAAGGTTATTCTAAACTCATTACAATCAATATCTCAAAAAACAAATAGTTTAGATTTTTTAACTGATTTACTTAAATCTTTAATTGGTTTTGAATCATTAAAAGAATCTTTAGTAGATGTTTTAACCCACAACTTAGATGAAATAGAATTAGATGTTAAAAAAGCAATTAAAAAAGCTTTAAAATCTATGGTTAGTTGTAGTGTAAACCCAAAAATACCAGATTCATTTATTAATGATGGTATTACTATCGAACTTAATAAAATTGATTTCTTAGGGATGTTTAAAGTTGACCCAATTTCAGACGCTGGTAAACTATTATATAATGACGTATTTAATTTATCAAATAGCACAGACTTCAACACATTTTTATACAATACAATACAAAACGATGGTAATGTTGATAGTTGGGGGTTATCCACAACAAATAATAAAATTTTAGACATTCGTTTTGATGAATATGCGCCATCAGGAACAAACTTACCAAATAATACTATAAACATAAAACCTAATGAACACTACGCTATAAATAAAAAACTACCAGATTTAAATAATGATTATATTGATAGTATTCAATTATTTAATTCAGCTAAGTTAATTAATAATATAGTAGAATCTATTTTTGGTTCAATTAGTATAAAGATTGATAAGAGTAAAAAACAAATACAAAACGAAATAAAGATTGAGGATATTATCAATAGAATAATAGATTGTGATGATGATATAATAATAGATGATAGTTACTTCACGTTTACTAATGAAGATTTATCTTCTATTGATTATCGAAGTGAGATTAGAAGGAAAGGTGTTGACATTATCACTACTTGCGGTGATGCCGAATCAACAATTGATTTTAATACATTAACTAAACTAAACTCTGATTTAGATAGCCTTAATAATCAATCACAAAGTGATAACCTAATGGAGATTACCACTACAATAATAAGAAATGGTTTAAATGATTTAGCAAACGAATCAGCTAATAGTGTTGGTAATAATGATAAACTTAATATAAAAATTAATTTTATTGAAAAAATGTTAAGGCAAGTAATGGCTGCTATATTTAATTCAATATTAGCACCAAAATTAATTATCATTCTAGCAGTAAATCACTCAATTATCTATGGTGAAGTTTTTGATGACACTGAAGCTTTCATTAAAAAAAATCGTGTATTACTAACAGCTGCATTACAGTCAGTTAGGGATGCGGTTATTGGAATATTAATGGATAAAGTATTAAAAGAAGTTAAAAAATTAGTAACGGATAACGTTATTAAAACTCAAATAGAAAAAGTTAAATATAAAAAATCTCAAATAGCTAGTCTAGTTGGGGTACCAACAGACGTTTTAAGAAAAATGGCTGGAATTATAAAAAAATAAAAAATGGCGAGTTCAAGTTCAAGTTCAAGTTCAAGTTCAATGACTAATGTGCTTAAAACATTAAATGCAGCATTCTCAGTGCCTAGAAAACCTGTGGAAAGTTTACCACCTCAATTATTGTTAATTGGTGCTAAATTAAGA